GGGATTCCTTCAACGCATGTTCGTCGGGCCGTGGTCATCGACCATCCTTGATCAAGGTGGTGGCTCGCTGCCATTCGTTGGACCAGCGAATGCGATTCGCTACACGCCCGTCTACCGCGCCGTCACGCTGATCGCGAACGACATCGCACGCGTATCGCTCGAGTGCAGCGACACCGGCGCGGACTCGCTGCTCGCATCGCCATCTCCGTACATGAGCGCGTTCGAGTTTCGCCGCGCCATGACCATGCAAGTGCTGCTCTACGGCAACGCGTTCGCCGCGATCAATCGCAGCGTCGGTGGCGAGATGCTCGAGTTGATTCTTCTGCAGCCCGACACGGTGACGCTCGACCTAACCACTGGCGTTCCGATCTATCGCACGATGGCCTACGGCGCGCTCAACGCGTCGCAAGTGTTCCATCTGCGCGCACCATCGACCAGTGGATTGTGGGGCGAGTCGCCGATCAGCCTCTGCCGCACATCGATTCAACTTCTCGCAGCGCAGGAAGAGATGGCGCTCAAGGCGTACTCGAACGCGGGCAACCCGAAGATCGCGCTCGTGCACCCGGGTCCGCTGTCACTCGAGGCGCGCCAGCGCATCATGTCGGACTACGAGGCGAAGCACGCAGGCACCGCAAACACTGGCAAGCCGCTTGTGCTGGCCGAGGGCATGCGCATCGAACGCATCAGTTCGACGCTCGATGATGCAGGACTTGCGACCGCCCGACAGTACAGCGTCGCTGATGTCTCGCGCATCTACGGCGTACCGATGTCGTACCTGAGCGAGAACGCCGGACCGTCGTACGGAACGCTCGAGTGGCTGACCCGCATGTATGTCGATGCCTGTCTCACGCAGTGGCTGCATTGCTGGGCGAGCGAGATCACGAACAAACTGCAGAACGCATACGACAGCGTCTACTGGGACACCGACGAACTCGTGCGCCCCGGCATCGCCGAGACGATGTCGGCGCTGCGCACTGGAGTCGAAGCAGGCTTCATGACGCGCAACGAAGCGCGTGACGAACTCGACTTGATGCCGTTGCCCGGCCTCGACGCGCCGATCGTCGCGATGAACATGGGCACGGGTGGCGGCAAGACGAACCTCGGCACCGACACCAGCGGCAACGCGGGGACTCCAAATGATTTCACGCCGTGACTTCACATCGTCGCCCGCTGTCGAGGGTCGCACCCTCACGGGCATCGCAGCCGTGTACGGCCAGCCCTCGCGATTGATTCGAGAGCAAGGGCGCTCATTCACCGAGCGAATCGCCCCGGGTGCATTCGGCACGGTCGGCGATGTGAAACTTTACTACAACCACGACGCGTCGATGCCGCTCGCGCGCACGCAGTCGGGCACGCTCAAACTCGACTCACGCGCCGACGGTCTGCACTACACCGCGACTCTGCCAGAGACAACGCTCGGCAACGATGTGCGCGAACTGCTGACACGCGGCGACCTCACGGGCGCGATGTCGTTCGGCTTCTTCGTGACCAAAGACACTTGGAGTCCAGACCGCACGGAGCGCACGGTGAACGCCGCGACGCTCGTTGAGGTGTCCCTTGTGCAGGATGCCGCTTACCCACAAACCAATTCGAGCCTGCGCCATGTTGACGCAGCACTAGACGCAGCCGTCATCGCACGGCTCGAACTCCACATTCAAAGGATGAGCAACAATGTCTGACATCGACGAACTGAACAACATCAGCCACGAGTACCGCAAGAGTCTCCTCAAGTACCAGCAGCGCACTGGCCTCGCACCGCAAACCGTCGACAGCGTCGGCAGCGGCGAGGAGAAGCAGAAGTTTGACCGCATGGATGCGGACATGACCGCAATCGAACTGCGCGCTCAGGACGCAGCCGACCGCAAGAAGCTTGCCGAGCGCATCGCGAAGATCGAGGCGCAGCCACTGCTGGCGAGTCGCGCATCGGGCGGATCAATCGCTCGCGCAAACTCTCGCGACTCTGCCGAGTACGCAGACCTCTGGCTGCGCGGCGTTGCCACTGGCGACTTCACCGCGCTGCGCGCAGCGACTGACATTGCGCTCACCACTTCGGGCGCAGGTGTTCCGACCGACATGGAGCGCCGCATCATCAACAAGATGCAGCAAATGGGCGTAGTCCGCAGCCTCGCGAAGGTGAACAGCATTGACAGCAAGCGCACTATCACCGTCGAGGGCGCGCTTCCCGCTACCGCTCTCATCGGTGAAGGCGCTTCCGTCACGCAAGACGAAGTCACTTTCGGCACTGCAATCAGCGTGGTTCCGTACAAGTACGCGACTCGCTTGACCATCTCGCAGGAGTTCATCGAGGACGCCATCGGCAACGGCGGCATCGGCACTGGCCTCGCGTACTGCGCCGACAAGTGCGCGATGTCGATTGCACTCAAGCAAGAGGAAGCATTCACCGTTGGCACTGGATCCTCGCAGCCTCAAGGATGCATGGGCGCTGGAATGCAGTCCAAACTTGCCACGCTCAGTCAGGTGACTGACCTCTCCAGCGCCGCGATCACCACGATCACGGCTGACAACATCATCGACACCTACCACCTTGTGCCGCCCGAGTACCGCATGGGTGCGAGCTTCTCGTGGCTGTTCCACGACACGTTCCTCAAGACCGTGCGCAAACTGAAGAACACTGGCAGCACCACCACCAGCGGCGCTTACGGAACCGACTACATCTGGACTCCGGCCAACTCGACCGCTGACACGATGGTCGGCGGCTTCCCCGGAACTCTGTACGGAACTCCGTACCGCGTTGCCAAGTACGCGCCAACCGCAACCGTCGACGCCAACATCTTCGCGCTCATCGGGAACTTCGAGTACTTCGAAATCTTTGATCGCACCGGCATCACTTCGTTGGTCGACCCCTACAGCGAGAGCGCAACCCATCAGGTGAATCTGATCGTGTACACCCGTACCGACAGCCGCATCATGCTGGCGAACGCTTTCGCCGCGATCACCTGCTGATCTTTTCTTTTCCCGGGTGCTGCGCGTCGGAAGGCGCGCGGCACCTTTATGACGGT